CGAACATCTCAAGTTTGGCTTCGTGAGTTAACATATGAGCTTTTGCGATTGCGTTAGCGATATTTTTGATTTTAATCATTTTTCACATTCTGAGCAAACTGGGTGTATCCATCGATTTTTTACTGTTAGTTTGGCGGGGAATGATCCACAAAAACTACATACTTCTGTGGATATATCTTCGTATTTACGAACAATGATACGTATCATTTCTATATATTCGTTTTTGATTTTACCACCTTCGTAATACGCTCTTAAACCACCGAACTTTTCTTTGATCTGAACAAAGTTAACTGGTGTATAGTCGGGATTTTCTGAAAAGAAAACTTCGTGCTTTATTATATCCAAGCACAGTTGATCGATCATTATTTCCCAACCAGAAGGGCATTCAAGTTGTGCCAGTTTTCCCAGCAATCTTGAATGCCGCTTTCTGATATTTTCACACCATACGTATTCAGTCACGGGCAGCATCTACTGCCACAGTTGCATCTACGGCTACAGGAGCAGCATCTGCAACCACTGGTACGTCAACAGCTGCTTCAACCACTACATCTTGAGCAACAGTTGCATCAACGGCAGCGTCTGAGGGTGTAGCAGAAGTACAAGAATCACATCCTGTAGCAAGGATACCAAGAACAAGAACTAGTGAACGAACATTAATCATGATTTTCTCCTTTGTGTATATATGTTTGAGTTGCTTGATTATGTTCTCAAGAACATAATGAAATGTAAACGATATTTATGACACATACGAGGTATATCATGAAAAAAACTCTTATTGAACAAACACAACCAGCTGCGCCAGCGGCAAACACCGCTGCTCCTGCTGCTAGCAGCCTTAGTGCTTCTGGTAAAAAGCTTCAAGACCGTTTGGCTAAGATTCCCGGCTTGGACAAACTCATGAGCACCGTCACAAAGCGTGACGATGCAGCAGAGATTCTTGCGGCCATTGCAGAAAAACTTGGAGGAGACAAAGTAGCAGGATCTAAAGCACTAACAGCAGCACTCAATATTGCCAAAGAAGAAGAAAAGCTAAAAGAACACGCTGAAAAGCGTGTTCAAGCTTTTGTTCGTTATTTATTTGAGTAGTTAGTTCTTGCGGAATATTGGCAGCAAGTTTTCGCAAATAAAGTCCGACATTACTAGCACATGATAAAACTCTTTGGAGTTTTCAACAGTAAACCGAACCTCAACTAAATCATTATCGTATTTTGCGACAAAAGTAACTTCGGCACCTTTAGGAATACGTGTTGCCGTTGAAAAATCCTGCAACACAAAGCCGAGCGACTTCTTAACAGGCAAACATGGAATGTAATCAACGCTTGGTGTAACTCGATATTTGCGGTAACTGAATACCGGTTCCTTGATTGCCATGTGTGCTTGTCGATCCTTTAGGAATAGTATAGCACAAAACAATCAAAATCTAAAAGATTATCTTTTCAGCTTGTTTGCAGGGGTTTTAAATCACGCAGCTGCGGGTGGTGGTGCAGCAGGGGCAGGAGTTGGTGCCGGAGCGGCTTCAGGGGCAGGAGGTGCCGGTGTTTCTTCGCTTGATTTGACCATATCAACAGGAGTTTGATTTTGAACCACAGCACCAATGTTGCGAAGTTGTTGGTTGAACTTAACTTTGTCTTCATATGGCATCGATTTATAAAGCGTTGTTAGTTTTCCATAAACTTCTGGGTCTTGAAAGCTCTTCCCAGAGCGAATGGTGTTAAGACGACCAAGGATGTGATCCAAAGTAAGAGCTTCACCTGTTTCGTCATCAGTCGGAACATCGCCCCCGCCAGCAGAAGGGGGAACAGCAGCTTCTGCTTGCTCTCTAAGAGCTTTAGCGGCTTCAAACAGTGAAAGAGCAAGAATGTTTTTTCTCATTGACATAATAGGTTATTCTCCAACTTCTAAATATACCGCTTAAAGGAAAGATGCACGTTAACAGTTGTTGCATTGATATCTTTTCCAACAAAACGTGAAACCATCATTGGCCCAGCAGCAATTTTATATACTCTGTCAGTGGTTCTCACTTCCAAATGAGAAATGGTTTCCACAAGGTTTTCTAGTAGCCATGCGTAATCAACCAAAAGCATTGTTCCAACAAGCTTAAGCTTTGCATCGTCAACAACAAACTTGTCTGCTTGCACAGGAACAACTGGAAACTCTTCTCTTGCAAAACACAAAAGAATGCTGGCGGGATCGGCCTTGGTTAACAATAAACCACCATCGGTGCGATCTTTGTTATTCCACACAATATCGTTTCCACCAACATCGATATCATCTGGTGCGTCGTCGCTTACCAGCATACGGGAACCGTCTTTACCTTCGATGAACTTTGCCATTTATAAACTCCACTGCTCTTTTATCTATTCTGTCAATCAAATCGATCATTCCATCATCATCAGTATTAACGTTATGTTGTATTGATACTGACAACGATGTTTTTTCTATACGCATTATTGTATGCACGGTTTTTTCATGTTGCATGTTCAATATCTCAAACATCATTGTGTTTGCATCTTCAAGATTTTTGAAGTCGATATAGAAATTGCAAGAATGCCCTTCGAACTCCAAGCTTCGAAGGGCAGTCTTTTTTGGTTCATCTAAGCTAGATGAATGAAAAAGCTTTGTTATTGCAGAAAACATTTCATAGCGATTTAGCTTAACGAGCTAAATCACTTCTTCTTGCCTGCTGCTGCTTTCTTGGCAGCAAGCACTTCCTTGGTAGAACCCTTCTTGCGACCACGCTTCGAAAGGGTGCTGAAGATCTGCTGACGAATTTCCTTGGCAGCAGGAAGGGTATCGGTAAAATCACCAAGAGTGTTGAAGTTGGTTTGCTTGTCTTGCTCTCCTACGAATGCCTCCTTGGCAGCAGCAATCGCTTCGTCACGGAAAAGCTCTGCTTGAGCTGGCTTCTTGGCAGCAATGGTAATCATTCCATGCACATCCATGCGACCTTCTTGGGTATCAAGTACCGCATCAAACACATCGTATTCAGCAGGATTAATCTTGCCACGGTTCACAGCGGGGGAGAACACGCCAGCGGCTTTGAGAGCATCAACAAACTTCTTGTTGCCTTGAGTGCGTGCCTTTTCTACTTGATCAAAGTTCTCAACATCCTTGATGGCTTTAGCAGCAGCGATATGTGCATCCACGAACATTTCGGAATACTTGCCAGCAGTATCACCAACAAGTTTGGTAAGCTTTTCAAGATTACCAATCAGTTCCTTCTTGTCGGCAGAGTCCATATCAGGATCTTTGATAAACTCCAGAACGGCCATGTTCTGATCGTTAGTTAGATGCTTCATTGCCTTCTTAAGACGATTAAGAACGCTCATTTCAGTGGTTGTTTCGGTAGGATCTTGAGAAAGCATACGAGAAATATCAGCCTTGCTGGTGGTGCCGGGAATAATGTCGTATTCACCTTCCTCACCCGCAGCAGTTGCCGTTGCAGGAGCATCGGGCTCCACTTTCTCCATGCTCTTAAGCACATCCTTGTCAGAAAGATATTGCGTGAGAAGATAAGCAACAGGATCGGGGTGAGAGCGAAGCTTGCCACCAACGGTTTCACCGTAAGCTTGACCGAAAACAATACCACGCTCTTTGTTCATGACTTCAACGAACTCGTCAGGATCGTTAACGAGAGGCTTAAGCAGTGCCAAAGCTTCTGCCTTTTGTTCGGGTTCAAGATAAATGGGAGCAGTGCTACGCTCTTGATCGGCCTTGTTAAGAAGGCTCACCATGCGACGAACGAAATCGAACTTGGTAGCATCTGGAGTGATCGTAAGAGTAGGCTTGCCCTTGGGAAGATCGTTCCACATATCGATATACTTGCTGGAGCGGTATACCGTCTTTGCGTCATAACCCTTCTTCGTGCTCTTCTTGGCTTCCTCAACCATGCGAGCAGCGAACTCGTTGCGAACCATCGTGCGAATCGTGTTACGGAGCTGACCCATTTTGTTTGTTCCTTTTTCTTTCTACTTGTTGTGTTTAAATAGCTTGACTGTTGAGATTTTTATCCTTGGAACCACTCTTGAGTACCAAGCTTGTTGTCTGTGTACACAAATCGATTGGTAGAATATACCATGTTGTTTTTAACAAGCCTATCGTTTTCCGACATGAGATACATCCAAGCTTCAACAATCTCAGAGCCGTTATACACCGACACAAGCCGTCGAGTATACATGCTGCCGTTACCTTCCAGCAGGTCTAGACGCTTCATCGTTGCAGAATCAACCTCATACAACTCACCCATGATTGCAAACGCATCATCAACGGCAACAGTCACCGCAGGAAAAGAACCAAGCAAAGGATGCATCCGAAAGTTACGATATACCGTTTCGGTAATACCGAAAAACTTGGAACCTTCCAAAAGCTTGTGATTACCAAAACCACGCTTGAGAGAGCCATACACGAAAACCATGTACTTCTGGGGAAACATGGCCTCGATTTGATCGTCGCTCATGCTGCACATTTCATCCATAGCCTCTTGCTTGCGCTGGTCACACCACGCAACATAATCAGGATCGGATGCAAGCTCTTGCATGAAAATGTCTTCGTCGTTCATGGTAACATAATACCATACAACCACGATATTCTAAAGGTTATTTTATTTTTTTGTAAACCCTTGAAAACTAAGGGTTTTTAAGAGGTGGGAAAGAATCAGTCTGCTAGCAAGTTTTTGCCAGCCCGACCAAGTTTTTCTACCTTGGCAGCTTCAACCTCGGTGGCACTACCAAGATCGATGCTGGCTACAGTTTTGTGGTTGTCATCACCATTCTTCATAATGAACGTTGCATCCATTAGAGCAGTGACGTAATCAGCATATTCTGGATTGTTTAGAATACGGCTTCCAAACTCGCTCTTGTAGAACTTTTCGTCCACAATAATCTCCCCAGTTTTAACGTCGTTTACTTGAAAGTATTTCCATTGTGATGTACCCTCTAGTTTGATCTTCTTACCTTCAAAGATAACAGGATCTTTGCATTTCTCACAATACTCACGAAGTTCATCGAAAACGTTTTCGTCCTCTCTCACTCCCTTACCAAAGTGAATCTCAAACGATACTTCTCTCCAAGGTCTTGCAACCTTGTTCTTAATGGTCTTACAAGTTACATTGATACCAATAACAGCTTCCTTGCCGTTGATGCTTTGTTTGATTTGTTGACCACCTGTAAGCTTGATACGAGTAGATGCATGATATGGAATTGCCATACCACCGGGAGTTGTGTTATGGTTAATTTGCCCTTCTGCCAGATAAGTTTCTGTATCTTCAACCATCATATCAACGACGGCCATAGGTTCTTCAATAAGGACAGCTTCTGGATGGTTTTGTAGTTCAACCCACTCTCCATTCAAAAGAACACGGTGAACTGATGTACCTTTCAGAGAACCAAGCTTGTAGTGTTTTTGAACGCTTGGTTTTACAACTAAAGCACTAATAGGTTTCCATACCTTTTGTTGTGTTTTTTCATCCCAGCTTTCAACTTCATATTCATCTGAGCTGGTATCAATTTCTAGTGGTGTATCAAACCTATCCACGCCAAACCGATTAAACAACTCTGCAAATGTAAGTTCTTCTATTTGATTTTTATTTGTGTCCATTTAATATTTCCTCTATTCTTTCTTTGACTATAGATTTATTACCAAGTATATCCGTTTCCCAAAAAGAGTGAACTTCATACCCTTGTTTGGTAAGATTAGCAACTCTATTTTCATCTTTCAACCATATAACGGAAGCTGGTACGTTTTCGTAAAGAATCTTATCGGCAGCATATAAACGGGGATTCCCATGCCAAAAATCTCCATAACACTCAAAAATGAGGTTATATTTTGGAATCAAAAAATCAGGATATACGTATCCTTCATCAATTGGTATAGTAGGCTCATATACAAATTCAATATCTAAATCCAATAGTAGTAAGCCAAATTCATATTCAATCTTGTTGACATCGTAGTTTTGTAATCTGTAATTTCTTGCAAATCTACCTTTATACCAAGCTGTTAATTTTTCCTCGTCGCAGGACATTCTTGCTTGTTCCCACATTTTTTTCGAGCTTTTTGAGATTTTTTCTTTTCTTTCTGGGTTGTTGGCCGCAAATATCAACTTTTCTCTGCCGCCTTCATTGATCCATTTTTTGTACTTCTCAACTCTTTTTTGTTTTACTTCGGGAGTTTGCGCTGCCGTAACTGCTTTTTTCTTATTGTCTGGATTACTGAACCATTCCTTTTTTAACCTAGACTGTAATTCGTGATTACTAGCCTTGCGAAGTTTTTCACGGTATTCTGGTTTCGCCATTGCAACTGCATGGTTTTGTTTCATTTTTGCTTTTACAGAAATGAAATAAGACTCAACTGTGGATTGAAAAGCTTCATCTAACAATCCTTTTTTTAACGCATAAGCAAACGCATATTCTTTGTTGAAGAACTGCTTCACAAAGTTGTAGACAAGAACGCCTGTCTCCTCACCAAGAAAATAAGTAAAATATTCCATCTTGGAAGGAGACAGTGGCATACCATTAATACTTTTTGGATAAATTTTACTTTCGGTAAAAAGTTTTTTCAACTTTACAGTATATTTCGGAATACACTCATCAATCCAGAATTTTAAATCGATATAATCTTCAGGCTTCATTTTTTCCCCTCCTAAGCTTGTCGTTGGATCTATGATCTAACTATGACGCTAGGAGGGGAAAAATCAAACATTTCGTCGTCTTACTTTGATTTTTGTGTCGGGGGAAACACAAGAAGGATCTCCGTACATTGTGTTGTGTGAGAGAATCCCGTTACTGAGATAAGAGTGCTCGCCTTCAACCTCAATGTCAGCAATTTCGATATCCTCCAAAGAGCTCTTAATTTGGAATGTCTCCCAGCCTCCGATAGTTTTTATAAGAAGAGGATGTTTTTTGACTGTTTTATAAATATCTTTGGCTTCTGCATAATACATTTCGCTTGGAAAATCAACACTTCGAACAAAAACTTTATGGTCTGGTGAGCAATCAAGTGAGAAGCCAGAATGTGTGGTGATGTTTATTCTGGGGGCGCTTGGTTTTCTTACAACCCGCAAGACTGGTTTCCAAACAACGTCAGAAAAATCGTTATGATCGGCTATCAATGTCTTCACCTCCCAACCAGATATATCAACCGGCTTTCCGATGACCATATTGTTAAAATAGATTCCTATTTCTTTAAAAAATGAACGCATGGTGCCAACACGTTCTTGATTTGTACCAACCGGACGGTAAGATATCTTTGTTTCTGGGCTCACACACCCGATCTTAACTCTTTGCTGATTTAAAAGAACCAAACAAACGTTTTTATCACCGATTACATCTGTGATTTTACGGAAGCCTTTAGAAAGCACTCTAGCAGCTAGACCAATCGTGTTCTGGTCATAATCACCTTCAATCTCTGCCTTGGGAGCAGACGCAGCAACAGAGTCCCAAATAACCGTTACCGGTACATCAGCCTTGAGATTGCGAGCCTTTTCAATAGTTGATTCAATAACCTTGAAAATGTCTTCAATACAGGTTTCTTGAATAAACACGAAACGCTTGCGAATATCGATACCAAGACCTTCAAGGTTTTCTACAGAGGTAGCGTTCTCGGTATCAATATAAACAACAATACCATTCATCTTTTGAGTTGACTTAGCAATCTCATAAGCGATGTGAGATTTACCAGAGCTCGGTGGGCCTTGGATTTCTACAATACGCCCTTCTGCTACACCACCATTGCGACGGTTAGAGATAATGTAGTCAAGTTGTTTGGAACCTGTAGAAATCCAACGTTTAACTGTTGTTGGAGCTTCGTCGGTACCAAGGTTAAAAGCGATTTTGTTACCAGCTTCTTTGTTGATTTGCTTGATTAGTTCAGCAGAAAAGTCTGTGTCCTCGTTTGCTGCTGGTTCGTCTAATAGAGGCTTTTTGTTTGATTTGATTGCCATGTATGTTTGCTCTCCTTCTTCAAACAACATAACACAGCAACACTCAAAAGTCAAACAAAGTAAACGAAAAAGTTAAACAGAAGAAAAAGAGAAAACCCCGGAGGAGAGATCCTGCCGGGGTTTTCCGTTTTGGGTGAAGAGGAGAAAGAGGATTAAGTTAAGATATCAGAAAGGAGCCAAGTCTGCGAAGGCATCTTCAAGTTTATCGGCAACAGGATTTGTTTGCTTTCTTCCTGTTTTAGCTTCTGTTACATCTGTTCCAGCTTCTCGGGTAGAAGCACTAGGAGTGCCACCAGTAAGGTTGGCAACAAACTGTTCTAGCACCTCAACAAGTTCTTCTGGAGCCTTGCATTGACGCTTAAACATTTCTTCAAGGTTTGGCACTGCATCCAGCCACTTCTTCGCTTGAGTTTTATCCTTGCTAAGAAGCGAAGGCTTTTTACGAGCTTGAAGGTTGATTTGCTTCACGGGTGAACCCTTGAAGAGCCGTGGCTTACCACCTTCGATTACTTGCGTAACTGAGCAAGTGAAGTCATAGCCAACATCAGGAGAAAGCATGTCCTCGTCAATGTTATCCTTGTGAGTTAGGATACCATAAACTTGGTCACGAGTTTCCTTGGAAAACTCCCAAACTTGTGGCCCCTTGTCTTCCTCACCACGAACAAGAATAACCGCATAAAAGCGTTCCTTGGCACGAAGATGCTTGGCAATAGACCAACCATCGGGGTGCTTCTTGCTGTTACGAAGCTCTTCAAACTGTTCCTTGATAGGATCAGGAAGACCGAATGAATATGGAGCAACCATACGCATTTGAGTTAGAGGCTCACCGTAATAAGACACGGTTTGAAATGGCTCATTAGAAGAGTTTTGAATCGGAAGAAAACGAATATCGTGTTCGCCCAGAGTAGGCTTCCAGTATACTTGCTTTTGGGTTGTACCCTTTGTGCCAGTTGAGGTTTTGTCGTTCTTTGAGAGAGCTGCCTTGATTGCATCGAGATTATAACTTGCCATTTTATTTGCTCTTTTCTTTCTTGACCACAGTTTTTGTTTGGTTGTGTTGAACTAACACCTAGTTTTGGTGGTCTATCTACTAAGTATTAGCAAAAAATCCAATCATGTTTATTGAATCGAAATAACCTTTTCTTTGCCTTTACCTTGCACACAAGCAGCTTTTACAGCTTGTGAAAGAATAACACAAATCCAAGGTTCTCCTTGTGTGGGAAGATCTTCTTTAACTGACTTATTCCCAACCACAGACATAGCATACCATTCATCAATATCAATCTCAACGTTATTTTTCGAAAGTGTAAAAAGGCTTAGTTGAGATACTGGAACGTGTTGAAACCGATCAGCAACGTTGTAATAAACTCCAAGCTTGTCACGATGCCAATCACTTGCATTGTCTACGTAATATTCTTTGCTTTCCGTGCCAACCTTGCCAATGTCATGAAACAAAGAACAGAGAATAATGCTTGAAGTAGCAACAGAGTCCGTAAGGTTGTATACTTGACGTAGCTTGGCAGCATTCTGCAATACACGTAGAGAGTGCTCAACAAGTCCACCGGGATGACAGCAAGTATAATCCCGCTTTGTTGAAGCAGGTGCAAGCATGATTCGTTCTGCATTGTTGTCCACATAACTTAGAATAGAACCCCCTTTTGCACCTAGCTTTGCAGCTTGTGTCTTGAATAGCTCAAAGTTCTTGATAATGATTTGTTCTTGATTCATAGCGTTGAAAACCCTTTGTCTGTGGACATATAAAACGTAGTGGTTTCTAGCTTCTTAATGTCTACACTACCCAGCTTACACAATCCATTAATCAAACTAAAACTATTTTCGTGAATATCCAAGATCAATGCATCGTGAAGAATGAATATCGGAATAATATATTCCTGCTTATCAAGCTCTTCAACATACTGGAGGATATTCAAGAAACCTAGCATAGCTACATCCATTGCTGTACTCTGCACATAATGGTTTACAAGAGTGTGTGAGGTTTCTGTTTTTACTCTTCTTCCATAAAAATTGGCAATATACCGATTACCTGTTTCCTTCCATTGTTCATAAAGTTTTGTTCTCATAGCTTCCAAACCAAACCAATCTGAGATCTGTCCAACAGTTGATTCTAAATCTCTAATGTTAGGCAAACGCTGGCGTAGGGTTTCAATGCCTGCACCATATAGCTCCGATAACACGATCTTTTTTACCACATCACGATTAACTTCTGGATTATCTTGGAATAGAGAAGTTCTTACAGATTCATATATGTCCTTCTCTATCTCTTCTTTTGGTTGTGTTCCACTAGTAGCTAGTAACACTCTTGGTTCCAGTGATTTGTAGTCTAGAGATACAACTGTTCCATTATCTTTCCAACGGCTTTCTAACACGCTTCGATAAATCTTTGGAAGGTGTAACAGCATAGGCCCAGAAACAGTTTTAAACCGTCCTGTGATATTGCTTACACGATCATATTCAACTACGTTAGCATAACCATCTTGGTTAGGCTTAAACGATTGAATATGTCCAGTTTGATCGAGTTGTGAATATTGTTGATAGCGTTCAACATTAATCTTTGCTGGTTGAAGATAATCAAACACTTTTTGTGTTGGAATATACACATCTTGAAGATAAGAAAGATCAAGGCTGCTTAGTTCGGTATGAAACCTTTCTTGATCCTTCGCAATCTCGTTATAAAGCTTTTCTGGCATGGTTAAATGCCATGGAACGGCATTGCCTTGCAATCGTGGAGACAAGCCTTTAAAAGCCCGTATAAAGCGTTCTGGGGCTTGTTGCGGTTGCTTGACAAGGTATAGTTGAGAAATGAGTTGATCGATATAATCCATGACCATATGTTGCCATATGATATGAATAATCTATAGATTTTATCTGCGTGGTGTATGTGAGCGGTGGTGTCGTTGTTGTGTAGGAGTTGCGGGAGCTTGTGGTTGGCCTTGAGGGATAGCTGCGATTGTTTGCGCAGCTGTGTCGAGTTGGCTTATAAGGTTTCTGTAACGACCAAATGCATCAACTGCTGTGAACTTAATGGTTGTTTCAAAGCTTCCTGCTTCGATTTTATGTTGCAAACCAGTGATGTAATACATGTTGTCAATAGAAGTGTTGGTATTGTAATCGACAAATATTTCTTGACCGTATCGTAGGATTGGACAACCTAAACTTGTCATGTTTAGTTCAACAGGATAAACGCTTAATGGAACACCGCCCGGTTGTTGACCGTTGGGCTGAACTGGCGAAGCGTTAAGCGAACGTTGAATGTTGATTGTGTTTAATGCAGGGTCGCTTTGAGAGCCAAGAGTTGCAGTTTTGATTGTTGTGGCCATGGCTCCATAGATGATATGAGGCATACCTTTCATGATATATTCTTTGAGTTGTTGTGGCCCACCAGAGAACCTATATTGACCTGAAGCTTCAGATTGTTGTCCTTCGGCAGAGTTTATAGGAGCAATCAAACCAAGTCGTCGCACATCTTCCACAACAGCATTATGTAGCTGTCTCCAGTTTTGTCGCAACTCATTTCGTACATTTGTTCTTTGTTCTTCAGTGCGTGCGTTTGCGTTTTGAACCGCTAAATCTTCATTTGCTGTTCTTTGCGCAGGATCGCCGGGATAAGCACTTAAAGTACCAAGAACGTTTTCTGTTGCAAGATTTAGCAACTCACGATATGGATTGTTTGGTGAACATGCTTTATCAAACACATGGATCTTGAGAACGGTTTGACTGTTGCCGGTTGTTGCATCAGCTTCAGTTGAAGGTGTTGCTTCTATCTCAAATGTAACTTGCGGAGGCACAAAATCGGGATGCTCACCGATGTTTTGTGTACGCATTCTTGTTTCCATGTCTCTTTCAAAGCTTCGTTCGTTTTTTGCTTCAACTTGTTGCTCTTCGTTAATTTTATATAAATCTGCTATGCCGTAAGCTGGATTTATTACATCGTCCACGATTCTTGAAGCCACGAAGCTCAAAAACTCATTAACACTTAAGTTTACAGTTCTGCTTACACTTTCCATACGCATTCTTCCGTATTCACGGGTGAAATAATCTGTTTGCACAGGAAACTGCGAAATGTTGCAATAACTCATCCAACTTGCCTTGTTGTTAAAGTTGTAAAAGTACATTTGCACTTCTTTAAACTTTGGTGTGTTATCTGAGTTTTTTAGCGCAGCCAAAGGTTTGGCAACAAAAGCTGTTAACAACGTTCCAAGAGAAACAACTTTGGCCCCGCTAAATGGTGGTAAACGTTGACCTGCTGGCAAAGCACTTGCACTATTATTGCCTGTTGATGGAAGTTGTTGTCTTGGAGTTGCTTCTCTGTTTTGGGTAGGCTGTGGTCGATCACGAGCTAAACTGTCTTTGATATTATTCCAAACAGGCATAGTTCTCAAAAACGAATCATTGTAAAAACGATCTTTGTTTGTTTTGTCCGGGCCATTGTTGAGACTGTTTAGTATGGTTCGTATTTCCAAGTTAAGTGTTTGAGATACAGCAGTTAGTCTACTACGTTCGCCGGGAGCAGTGCTGTTTTCATTAACAGAACCTACAAGATTTTGAATAGCAGTCTTAAGTTGTTCTGCTGCTGGGCGCAAAGCGTCTGTTTTAGCTCGTTCATCCAAGGTTGCACTTAAACGACTTAGTTCTCGGATAACATCTCTTGACAATATCAAGTTGTTAGTGGCGTCACCGGCAGCACTCAAACCTTGAATGCCACGGATTTCTCTTCTGTGCGTAGAGCTGTCAGAGGATTGCGCTTGGTTCGGAAAAACTATTCCACTCAATCTGTTAATGGTTTCAGACAAACGTTCGATTTGTCTTATTTGAGTTTGAATACGGCTAGCGGCAGTTTCTCCAACAATCGAAAGTTCAGTACTTTCAGCGGTGCCTCTACCAATCAAGTTCAAAGTAATGTATACTTGGCCAACTTCATCAAAGTTAAAGTTGCTTGTGACGATAGTAAAGTGCTCAACAGAACGTGTTAGATTTAAAAGATCAGCATATGGATTTTGATCTCTTGCAAGATCTGGATGCAACCATCCATATTCTACTTCAAGAAACGTTTCACCGAATCTATCTGGTTTAACAAAGTCAGCAAACTCTGACATACGTGAGCGATCATGCAAAACTATTTCTAATGTTGCTGTACGTGTTCCTTGCAAACCATATGCACTCTTAACGTCAACGCTAAATGATTTAATCGAAGCTAATGGACGAAAAGGATCAATGATTGGTGCCAAATAGTTGTTGACTTGTTTATAACCTTCAATGTTTTGCAACGACTGAGGCATTCGAAACAACTCAAGTCCTGTCACTGTATAAGTGTTAAAATCAACAACAGACGTTCTGTTGCCATTAACAGAGCCTGTTGGGATTTGATTTGATTTTGCAAAGGCGTGCAAAGCTACATTGCTTTGTGTTTGTTCCCCTATGTCTCTTGCACCTTCAACAAACTTTTGCAACGTAATAGCACTTAGTTTGTTATCTACAAGTGTTTGCCTTGTGGAAAAAAACTTAACGTTCAAAACAGGTGTTGCTCTTGTTAACTCTAAAGTTGGAATGCCATTAAAAAACACGGATAATAGTTCAGCATTCTTTTCTCCCGGCATAAGCAACGGGTGATCCATGCGTACAACAGCAATACGTCGTTTTATATCAGAAACAAATTCTTGACTAACATTTTCTGTATCAAGGATAGGAACAGCAAAATCTAAATCTTTTAAGCAAATCTGGTTTTGCTCTAAAACAGAGTTGTCTTGTGCCGCTTCACAATAATGAATCTTGATGCAACGACTAATGTTAGCGATTTGTCGTTGCTGATCGGCTGTTGGAGTTTTTGTTACCAAATCATTTAAGCTTTTTCTTATTGCCTCTTTGTCATTTGTTAATATGGTTTTGGCAACAGTACTATCACCTTCCATCAGTATTTCAAATATAGGAACAAGTGCAGGATCAGCCCTTACATTTAAATCTCCTATAGCTGCTTGAACATCTGCGGCGTTTGTTGGTGTTCGACCATTTCTTGTTGAAGTAGTATCTGGCGTTGTACGGCTTCGACCACCGGGAGGTGGTGGTGGGCGGCGGTCAGCTTGGCCTATCGCTTGCTGCAAAGAAAGAGCTGTTGCTATGTCTCTGCTGTTGATAAAGCCATAATATCTACGAAAAAACGTTTTTAGTTGAGTTAGTCGGGCATTCTTTTGAGCACGAAGAGCAGACGGATTAAGAATCAAGTTTTCTGTATCAAGGTATAGCATGTTTTTCACATATGAGAGGGCAGGTTTTTCTCAGCCTAAGAACTGAAGTGCTTGCTGTAGGTCTGGAATCACGATTCTTGTGTTTGGAGGCACCTGTAAACTCCAGCCAATGTTACTTGCGGCTGCAATGAGCCAATAGTATTTGCCATCACCGTAATATTGACCGGCCAACACATCAAGACGTATAACCTCTTTCAAAAATATCACGTTGACCGCAATTTGACCGTTCGCTATAGCTGAACGAATGTTAGCAACTGTTTCGCTTGTGCCATACTGAAAGTTAAAGTTTAGTTTTGGTGTTAAAACGTATCTACTTGTTGCCATAACTCACTCAATCCTTGCGATCATAATACAAAGGTATACTCTTATCAACTGAAAAATAATCGTTTGCGTCTATTGTGCCAACGTCACCCTGCGGGCCGGGGGTGGGTGATGGTGAGGTTGGCAGTGCGTTTGTTGATTGATCTGATCCAGCTATACCGTTGTTAACAAAGTAGTTTGAAGTATTTCCAACGGGCCAGATTGGTGCCATCATGATGCCGTTTGCATCAAGACCCGGAGTAATGTCGTGAATCACAGCCATTTGTAGCTGTACAGTGACAAACATAGGTGCTCTTAAGAGATTGCTAGCATCGATGCCCCAGTTACCCTTAGCTTCGCTATAATCCACCTTAAAGCTTGTTATAACCCCAGCAAGACCTTTACCTCCAGAAGAGTTAAAAGCTTTCATTATAGGGTTTTGTGTTGGACTATAAAAATCCGATGGGGTTAGTAGCGGCGCAGCTTGCGATGGAGTAGGTGGGGGTGCAGCTGCTGCGTCTTCGCTGGCTGCTTGTTGGTAGTACAGTTGAATAGTTGAACGCTTATCCCATATTTCGCTTCTAAAATGCTCGATTTTTATTTCAACTTCGGGAGCGGGCGCATTGTTTCTGCCAGTAATCGTACTTCCCCCGGTTTGTAACGTTTGAATATTTACAGTTTGGTTTTCTGTCACTCCAACTGTAACATCATCGATGAATTTTTCTGGTTTGACATATACGCTGCCGAGGTGCCGCCCGGTGCCATTCCTTGTAACTTTTGCAATGATTCTACTGTTGTTGTTTCCGCTAATAGCTTGTCCGCCGATTTTAAAATGTCCTAAGTTTGGAAAATGTCTAACGTTGAAAACTAATGTATCGGCTGGGGTGAATACTTCGCTTGCAGCAACCGTAGGCACGTTGCTAACTGGCTGACGCCTACGATGCCGTGATCTGCTCGCTACTGCACTGGTGCCATCGTTGGGAGCTGCGCCAATAGTACGCTCAAGCATTTTATTCGCTCTGTTTCTCCTAGCTTGGCCGGGAGTTGGTTGCGTAGGTTGCGCTGGGTTGGCAGGCGCTGTTGAAGCCACAGGTGGTGGTGTGTACCTTGCGTCTACATTATAATCTGTTAACGTTGTTGCTCCAAACAATCTTGCAACAGCCATCTTACTATAGTTGGTTTTGTATAGATCTCCAAGACGCAAACGTATTACAGGTGTTGCGCCGGGAATTTGAGAAAATGGTTGAATAAACTTGATGTTATCAACAGTAACTTTTCTGCCTTGTGTCCATTGTGGATAAATCATCATAGCAAGACGATTTACCTTGTACCACATAATGTCATGGTCTTCTGGATTCATTGCAACCATTTTAAAGTTCACAGAAACGTTTCTTGTTGTGCCTTTATAAATCTGAACTTTATCCATGCGGCCATAACCGTCTTGAGCAGAATATTCAACGCTGAAATCTTCGCTGGCTTCTTCAAGAAACGCATGAAACGAAAGGATTTCGTTTGTTCTCAAATCGTGAATGTAAAAAGGCATGAAATCTGCTTCTAAGATCGATTCAGTGTATTTAACAACTTCGGGATCTAATCTTCCAGACTTTACAGCCGAAGCTCCTTCTGGCTCCGTTAACGTTGTGATTTGGGAGTTTTCGTAGTTTAATGGAGCACCAACCTGCATGTTCATTTCATCCCAGTGAGATGAAAAACCATTGGCATATTTGCCTATACCAACGTTACTAAAAGAAGATAAAGAACCATGTAAAGGCAAACCCAACATACCGGCTGTTTTGTTACTCCATGCCAAACCAGTTTGATTGCTCAATCGAGACTTGGAAATGTAGTTAGGACGAATGTCTGGTAAACTATCAACGTATGATGTATTGCTTCCTGTTACTGACAATGAGCTATTGATGGTGCCAGCATTGATGTTTGCCGCAGCTTTTGCTCTTATATCAAACTCAAACTTAACTTTGTCGCCCATTCCCATCAAAACATTGATAAAACGAACGATTTTCAAGTCACGGATTTTACGTATCAAGTTACCAATGCCGGTGACCGAAGCTAAACCTGTTAAGTCTAGAGCTGTATCTTCAACCAAACTAATACCACTTCTTAAGATCTCACGAAGAATAACGTTTAATCTACCGCTTTCGGTAAGAACTCTTAAAGAAGTATTTGCAAGCTGCTGTCCGGCTGTAATGCCAGTTCCTTCATTTCCTGATGTTGTACCAAAGCCAGAAAAACTAAAACCAAAAAACTCTTGAATGCCAGCGTTTAAACATTCTTCGGTTCTGTGACGGGTGTAAGAGAATATGCCGTTGGTACCAAGAAACTGAGAAGCGATATCTCCAATATCTACTTGACTTAATGGATAAACACCAGAGTTTTGCAAAACAGAAGCACCAAGCAAACGTTTCTTTTCGTTGTTTCCCAAGTCTGCAAAAGAAGATGCTCGTCCTTGCGCATCGGCATCACCTATTAAGTTGAATGCATTGATTAATGCTGTAAGGCCGCTCAACAACAAAACATAAGCTAAAATCATTGCAACGCACAAAGCGATTTGACCTAAAGATATCAAACTATCAAACTGAGAATATACGTTGTATTGGTTACCATATGATTGTACGTCATCGGTGTTGTCGATAAAGTTTGAGTTGTTTGGTTTTTCTGCCCCAGTAAGCTTTTTGATTTGAAATGCTGGAGTGAATCTACCAAGACTTACACGCTTTCCGATTCTTTGCTCGGACGGAATGGCCATTCTAGCTTGGGCTTCAGCAATATCACCAGCATCGTTGGAACGTATAGTAAAATCCAAGCCAGCACGACCTTGCACAGCTTCAAACATAATGTTTAAGCCAATGTTTTTCATTTGCTCGATTGTCATTGGCGGTGCGGACGTTGCTGTATCTGGTTGGCTGCGAACGTAACTTCCCGATACGTAGTTAACTCCATTGCTCAAATTGCTAGCGTTCTTGTAAAAGTAAGAACCAAGCGTTATTCTGTTGTCGTTTTTGTTTTGAGTTGCATCTGGGGTAACAAATTGGTTGTTTGGTTCAGAGTTGTGACCTCTAGAGCTCAACAAAATTCTGTTAATGTTTGCTTCGTGAAGCTTTGCATTTTCTTGATTGATATCTTTTTGGTATACGTTTATTGAAAAATTGCGCAAACCTGTGCCATTGTCTGCTTTATAGTGTACGCCCAACATATCAGGTGTGCTTATTATTGGATCGTTGGTATATGAGGGAGTTGGAACAGAGTTAAATTCTACTTTGGCATTCGCAATTTTATCGATATAATTTGGTTGAGTTGTATTGATAGGAATATCATTAACTTGAGAACGATTAACAACATATTCTGTAAATTGATTAAGAACTGGTTGAGCTATATCGATTTCATCATCTATTGTTGGAGCAACAGGAGCATCGCCTTTGTTTTGATAATAGATCGTTAAACGACGAGAAAGCACCGGTATTGGAGATGGAGCAAGCGGTGCTTGCTCTGCATTTGTTTGTGGGCCGGGACGTTGTATTATGTTTCCTGTTGATTGCTCGGGAACAGGAGCAGACAACAACTCTGAGGGTGGTGGAACAATAGGCGGCATGAGTTACCTTGTTAGATAACTATTTAGAACCTTGTTTTTTGGCTATTTCTTCGTATGCTTGCGAAAGACCGTTAAACTTACCTTGAAGCTGATCAAGCATTCCATGGATAGCCGTAACAGTTTTTTGTCTTTCATTCGCATCTTCAATTTGTTCCAAAAGACTTTTGATTATTTGATTTGACAACACTTGTTCACGAAGTTCTTTGTTTGATAGCATATCAGTTATATCCTGTGTAATTTGGGTTGAAAGCTGTTGTATTGAAAGCTTTTTGATTTGCCGCAGTTTCGGTCCTATAAGTTGTATCTCGTAGCGAAGCAGCGATTTCTCTGCTGTCTATTGTAACGCTAACGTTGATTTGTGCTTTAACTGCTGCGTTTTGAACTGCTAGGGTTTGTCTTCCACCAAGAGTTGTACCAAGGTTAGTTAAAGCAACTCGTAATGGACCATCGCCACCAGAAAGGTTACGAAGCTCATTAACGAAATCGTTGTAAGCAGTAACCATACTTCTCATTGGTGCAATAGCTTGTTCTCTGATCATGGTTGTTATTGACGAGATTCTCACCCCAGACTGATCAGTGCCACTTCCGAAGTGTTCAGCCAATATCGGCAAAATAGCGTTGCTAGGGCCGAATATTCTATCGATGTTTTCACGAAGCCGTGCTCCGGCACTTGCATCAACCGCAGCGATGTTGCCTATTCCTGATGCTGCGCTTGTCAATTCTTGCAAACTATCCCGAACAGAAGTCAACAACGCTCCTTTGCCACGAATGTTTTCTTTTACAACCGATACGTTTCTAAAAGCTTGTGGATTCATTAGTGGGTTAACGCCGCTACCACCACTTGTAAGACCCGATATAACCTTGTCCACATTCTGAAGAGGAATATCCAAAAATCTGGCTGCTATAGGGGTTTGAGCACCCGTAGCTACACTATTGATGGAAGCAGTTGCTTCAATAAGAGATTTAACAGCTTCGAAAACGGTTTTTATTGTTTGTGCTTTTCCAGCGATTCCTCTGGGTGGTGTGAACGCCGCAACAGCTTTCAAAGCATTTTCTGTTGTTTCGCCATAACCGGGGACATTTCCAATCCGAGATTTGCTAAACAAACCAATCAACAAGTTTAAAGGCGGATTGATTGTATCAAGCACACTACGAACAGAAGTTGTTGTGGTTCCTCCAGTACCAGTTGTTGTTACTTGCAAAGAACTGGTTATACCAGCAACAACACCAATCAAATCAAAAACGTTTTTTATTGCTTTGACTTTTGAATCTAAACCTTTCACGTTTACGGGCATTGTTTGCAACGAACTAATCATGTTAGGAATGATCGTTGTAAACATGTTGCTTATTGCAGTGCTTATTGAACTTATTGTTGTTGAGATTAAGTTTGTTCTTTCTCTGATTTGTGCTGGTGTCAGAGTTGCAGCAGAAACGCTTTGTGAAGCAGTTTGGATAGCGTTCATGATTGGTGGAATGATTCTACCAATCACTTCCATGATTGAAGCTATAGCTTGAATGCCTTTGATTTTGTTTTCATCAACAGTCATTGTTGCGATAGTATCAATTATTCCTTTTATACCTTTGTTCTCTGGATGTGCTGGGTCACCGTTGATTAGTTGTTGTACTTGTTTTGTTATGCTGCTCAAGTAGGTGCCCAACGCACTCATATCAACCTTTTCATCGGTGAACGTTCCGTCTACGTCTCTGAACGCTCTGATTTGATCTGGTGATAGCGTAAATACTTTCGCTAGCTCTGTAACACTTTTAAGGATGTTACCAATAGCTTCAGCACCTTTGAGTTTTTCTGGTGTTATTGCACTGTTACTTATAAGCGTACCAATGCTGGAAATCACAGAAGTTAACATTCTGCTCATAGAACCAACGATGTTCGTTATCAGAATCTGTATGTCAAGCAAAACTGAACTAATCTGGCCTTCAGTGTCAAGTTCATCAACCAAACCTGTGACCGCTCTGATCATTTCTGGTAAGGTCTTTGTTAAATCAACAATCGCTGGTACAAATGCTCCCAACAACACGGCACCTGCTTTAACCGCTTCTGTTTGAGCAGGACTTAGATTTTTAAAGCTTTCTGTGATTGTGGGAACAATACCTTGTTCTCCAAATATGGTTTTTAAAAATTCCTCCAAAGGTTGTTTGATTTTCATGAAGTTGTTTTGCGAAGAACCAAGGTCGCCACCCAATAATGCACCAACCACACTACTTGTTCCAGTAGTTTCAGAAACAAAGTTAGCCAACGGACGCAACAGTCCAACTATTCCTTGTGCTATTGTTGTAAAAACTCCGGCCTTGGCTTTAAGTGTTTCTGGGTCGCCTTGAATGTTCGCAATAGAGGTTATGAGAGTTGTTGCCATTTCTTTAACTGTGGTAAGCAAACTTTCTATCTTGCTTGGGGCGCTTGACCAAACGCTGAAATCGATACCGATTATCGCACCAAGAACGCTTCTACCACTAGCTCCCATTAGCTCTGCGACCGCACCGGCAATGTTTTTGATCAAGTCACTGATCGCTCCTATGATTGCGGACAAGGCTTTGGCTTTGTTTTCGTCAATGTTGATGGTAGACATGTCTCTTATTATTTTTTCTGACATTTTTGCCAGAGCATACACAAACACCCCAGTTGCAACGATTCCTAATACTGCAAGTGGAGCTTTGGTTGCAATAATAAAAGCTATCCCTGCTAGTAGAGCAGTCAACACTCCTACCTTTGCAAACATATCAACCATTGAATCCATTATTGAGAAAGTTTTTTCTGCATCACTTTCTTTTATCGAACCTAGATGACCAATAGTTCGGATTGCGGTTTTTGTAACTCCATCAATAACTTCATCAACAGCAACAAGGCCAGCCAACGCAACACCAAAAGTAGCTATAACTGCCGCTCCAACAACCGATAACTCAAGAACTAAAAGGCCGACAGCCATGAAAATAGCTGTCATTCCACCGATAGCAGCTAAAGTCACTAACACTTCATCTATTTTGAAATCTTTGAAAGTTTTAATAGCCGTATACGCCGCCATACCAATGACGACCAAGGCAGCAGCAGCTGCAACCATGCCGATCATAATCTGTTGGGAGTTTATTTGAACACCAGTGCCAACAACGGCAAGTGTCGCAAACAAAGCAGCCATTCCAGCAAACAAAACAGTAAATGCGGTCATGACCAATATAGTGACTGCAACTTCATCAATTGGGAACTTGCCTAAAACTGTGATTGCAAGA